GACCATCCTTCAGCCAACGACACCGAGCCGCCGTCGTGGTAACGTTCGACGTTGACTGCATAGCGGATTTCAGGATGAACCATTCCGCCGTCGTGATATTTCGGCCAGAGCTTTTTCTCGTCGTTGGCTTTAAGCAATCTTTGCTCGCCAATTGCACGCACTGCCTCTTTACTGAAAACGACTTCGCCATCCTCCGCGATGATCATGCGCTCGCCGGGTTTTAATTCTTGCGCTGCGCCGGGTTGCGCCATGATCTTGCCGCCGCCCATGATGCCGCCGTCGTGAAAACGGACGATTGGCAGGGTCGCATCGATCAGACCGCCCTTGTGCAATACCGCCGGAAACAGCGAAAAAATCTCATCCGCGCCGACCGCAGCGAATTCGCTACCTGCCGCGGTGCTGGCGGCCGCAGTCCCGCCGCTGAATAGAGAGCCGATATTGGCGGCGCCGCCCAGAGCCGACGATGCGCCTTGTCCAGCAGCTGCCGCTTGGATCGCCGCGATCGCTACGGCTTGCAGAGCCGATATGCTGGCTTCCGTAGTCGTGCCCAGAGTCGTGATTGCCGTCTGAGCGACAGCGACAGTAGATTGAATGCCCGCCGTTGATGTCGTCGCTACCGCTTGAATCTGAGTCGCCGCAACCGCCGACTGAGTCTGACCGGCCGCGCCGGCGGCTTGTCCGACTGCACCGGGAATACCCACGCTCTGCCCGGCTGCGGCTGCGCCGGGAATAGGCAGCTTGAGAACGCCGCCAAATAATTCATTGGTCTGCTTCCGGATCCAATCTTCGAACGGCTTGGTTATCAGCGCGTCGGTAATGGCCCGATTGATATTGCTGGCAAGCCTCTTCGCTACGTCCTTGATCTTCGCCCCATCGGCAAGATCGGTCAGCGCGTCAAGGCCGGATCGCGCGATGCCTTGAAACGCATCAGCGAAATGCTCGGCGGCCTTGGCGTCCTCGAGCTGGGCTTTTAAACCTTGGAGTTTGGGGTCGAGCGGGTCGATGCCCTCAGCGATCAATCGCTTGATGGCATCGGTCAAGCGATCAATCGCATCGGCGGGCAAATCAACGGCGCCGCCGAGCACTTCTGCTTCGCGCGCGGCAGTTTCCAGGTCTTTGCCAAGATCGCTAAAAACGTCAGAGACCTTGGCATCGCGCAGCGCTGCCGCGAGTTGCTGCATTTGCTCGTTTGACGACTTCAGGCCGCCGGTCGCGAGCCGATTGAGTTGCGTTTCTATCGCCTGAATATTGGCCGAGCCTAAATCGAATGAGCGGCCAAAGACTTCCGCCTGGGTCGATGCAATCTGAAAGTCTTTTGCTAACTCACTGGCGGATTGCTCGAAGCGAGCGGCATCGAGCCGCCGGCCGATTTCCTGCACGCCTTCATTCAAGGGATCAACACCGCGCTGGCGCGCATCGCCGAGCGCTTTTTCCAGCGCCTGAACCTTGTTCGCGGCGACGTCGAACGTATTGGTGAAGGTTTGGTTTAAAACTTGGCTGAATTCTTTATCCAGGCCGAGCGACAAGCCGAGTTCGGTTTGAATCGACTTCAGCCGCGAGGCGTCGAGTTGCGGTTTTAATTCCAGCGCAGCTTCAAGGGCGAGTTTCTTCACCCGCGGGTCTGGATTGCTGACAAGCTTATCTATGGCGGATTCAATAGCAGTGCGGATGGCTTCGTCGGCATTGAAGGTGATGCCGAGCGTGACCTGCTTGGCCCTTGCAGTCTCTATATCCTCGCCGAGCTCGCGCTTGGTCTGCGGGACGAATGCTTGCGCCTGCGCGTCGTTCAGTTGGCGCTGTTTTTCTGCCGCAGCCTGCGCCGCCGGGCCGATGTCTTGGAGCTTGGCGTCGAGCAGCGAATATTTCAGCGCCAGCTGTTCCGCGGCGGCCTTGCCGTCCGTCATGGCGGCGATCTGCACTTCGAGGTTCTGGTTCTGCTTGGTGATCTGCTCGGCGAGCTGGCCCTGCGCGATAGCGAGACTTTGCGCCTTGAACTCGTTTAGCCGCTTGGTGAGCTCTTCGCTGGACTCGGTCAGGCCGATGGTCGCGGCCTTGGTCTTGATGATCTCGGCGGCGTTGGCGATGGCCGCTTCTTTGCTCGACGTTAAAGCGAGGACTTGCGATTTGAGCCCGTCGATCTGTTCGTCAAGGGCTTTCTTGAAATCGCGTTGTGCGTTGGTTTCTTTGAGCCCTGGCGCCGTACCTTCGACCAGCCCCAATTTACCGGCACCGCCAAGTTGGGACCCGACGGTGGCTTTGGCGACATCCTCGCGGAGTTGACGGGCTTTGCCGATAATTTCCAGAGCACTGCCGTCGAGATTAAAAATAAACCTGATCGGATGCTCTTGGATGTATTGAACCAGGTCTTTGAAGCCTTGCAGGACCTGAACAAAACTCAGAGCGGCAACGGCTTGCGCCTTGATTTTAAAAGTATTGAGCGCGTCGCCGGCTTCGTCTATCGCGGCGATCTCTTCTTTCGATATGATCGATTTTTGCCCACGTACAGTATCGAGCCCGCCGCCCTTGGCGAGTTCCAACAATGCCGGCGCGATGCGTGCGCCCGCGCGCGAGGCTAATTCCCGGGCGATGGCAACTCGCTCGGTCTGTGTGGCAACGTTGGCGAGTCCTTTCGCGACCCTGTCCAGTAACTCTTCCGGATCTTCGGCGAGCTTGAGGATTTCGCCGGCGGCAATGCCGACCTTTTGAAACGCCGCAATGGTGTCGGCCGAGCCGTCGACCAGCGACTTTTGCATCGCGTTGACGCTGTTGGCGAACTCTTCGACCGAGCTGCCTGTGTTCTCTAGGATCGGCTTGAGCTTTAAAAGAATGTCGGCGGAAATGCCAGTGCGCTCAAAAACGTCCTGCAGCTTGCCGATCTCGCTGACCGATGTCTTGACGAATCCGACAATGGCCGCGGTGCTGAGACTCAGACCGATGGCGCCGAATGCGCTGCTGGCTATACCCGAGATTTTGGAAAAACTAGACTGAAAATTGCTTTCTAAAGTACGAAGCTGCCCCTGGACGTTTTTCAGGTCCGCAGAGATTTGAAAAATGACATTCCCGACCGTGGTCGCCACTTATCCGTTGCTCCGTTTCTTCTTGCGCCCTTCGAGCTTGATGAAGTTGGAATTGTGCTCGGAAAAAAAGCGGTCGGCGCGGGCGATTAACTCTTCTCTGGTCAGGCGCGGCTTGGGCGGCCGCGGTAGGTTGAAAAAATCGAACGCTGTGAAGGGCTCGCTGCGTTCTTTGCTGCGGTAGGGATTAAGCGCGGCTGCGGCTATCGTGCCGGCGCGCAGATAATTGCGGTTTTCGTTTTCTTTCCATCGCTGCATTAGCGCGTGAAACTCTATCGGCGTGATTTTCCAAAACTCGTCGTCGCTAAGTCCTAATGTAATCCGCCCTGCGGACCAGAGTTCGAGCCAGAAGTCTTGTCGGTTTTTTTTTCACCGTCTTCTGCGGGCGCATCTTGACGCGCCCCTACATCGTCGGATTCGGTGCTGACCTTCAAGGAATTTTTGGAGCTGCTGAAGTACGCCGCCCAGACCTTTGCGCTTAGATCGGCGCGAGAGAGCTGCGACTGGTCCATCAGCGCGGCGACTTTTTCTTTGGTGATTTTCGGATCTTCGTGCAGTAGCCCGGCCCACAGCACGCAGACCATCAGGTCGAGCGGCAGCAGGCCGGTCTTTAGAAAAATCCGGTTGTAAGCGTCGACCATCATGAAATCGATGGCGACGTGCTCTTCGGGCTTGGCGCCGCGCTGCTTGTTGATCTCCATCTCGGCGGTATAAAGACCCCAATGGCCGAGCATCAACTTCCGCGGCTTGTCCAAGACAATCTCTATCGGTTCAATGACATTCATAACTTTCAACCGGAATAATCTTCATCCCTTCGGCATGATCCAAAACAAGTTCCGCCCGCTCTAAATCTGAACAACAGTTCGTGCAAATGTTTGCCCGTAGTGAACCCATGAACACTCGTAAGCAGCTGGCGCAATACCAAACGCTCATCCGGGTCGGTTTACTTTAACTACCCGCTACGCGCGGCCACGATCCGGTGACGTCAAGAACCAACGACATGCGCCGGGCATCGTCGAAGTTGCTGGTCGGATTGACCTGAGAGACCCAGGCTTTGCCCTGATAGATCACATCGCCGTCGGTCGCATGGACGACGTATTGAAAGGTCGTCGGCAGGTCGTCGGCGAGATGGCCTTCGAGATCCATATGGACCTGATTATTAGGCAGGAAGTTGCCGTCGGCCGTGATCTGGCCGTTGTCCAGAAACGTCGCGATGTTGTCGCGATAGGGTCGGACCGACTGATGGTGCGTGGTGTCGACCTTGACCCTCGTACCGCGATTAAACGAGATGTTTCTGAGTTCGGGAATCTCGGTGAAAGCCTCGGTCGGCTCTGCGCCGTCGCCCATCCTGATCTCGTCTCCTTGTGCCCATTCTGCTTCTGATGCCATGATTTTTCTCCCTTATGACTATTTAAGACCCTATGCGGTCAGCGTCTCCCAATGTTGGATCACGAAATTAAGCGGAACATGATAAAGCGAAAGCGCCTCGACTTCGTCGAACAAGTATTCGTCGTCCTCGTCTTCCAGAAAGATACCCTTGACCAAGTCCTCGTAAATCGCCGACAGCGCCGTCGACTTGCCGTTGAGTGCGATCCGGACTGCCTGCGCCAAACCCTTGACCACGAAGTATCTCGGCCCGATACAGCTCAAGGTGAAGTGCGAGCGCACCAAAGGCGTCGGCCCGTTGTGCGTCTGCTGGCGTTCGCGGTTTGTCAAGGTAAACAGCAACGCCGGATAAAAGGTCTTGCCTTTTTCCAGTTCGGGCATTGTCACCGGGTAAATCCGATCCGCGACGATCTCGACGATATCCGCGTCGGTCGATAGCAAGGTATAAAGCGCCTCTTCGATCAGCATCGTTCACGTTAAACCAGCCCTGCCGCCTGACCGGCCTCTTGGATTTCCTCGAACCGCTTGAAAACCCGCGCGGCGAATATCTGTTCAGACTTACGAAAGTTCTGTTCGCCGGCCTTCTTTAAAAAGTTTTTGCCCGCGACCACCGTGAACCGCTTGGCCGTCTTGCGATTAGCGCGCCCCATCGCCCGAAAGCCGCGCTCTTGAAAGCGGTCCCAAAAGGGAAACTGCTTGTCGCTCTTGCTGAAACGAACGGCCCCGATGGCGACCGCAAAGCCAGTACCTCGCTTTAAAAGTGTCGGCCCGATGCGCCCGCGCAACTGGCCGACCTGGCGTCCGCGTTTTGGCGAGCTCAATACCGGCGCGAGCCCTTGCGCAGTGGTGACGATCGGCTGCGACGCCTCGAGCAGAGCCTCGGCGATCACCGTCCGTTGCAGCTTCAAGAAGCGTGAGCGCAGCTTGAAAATCTGCAGCTTGGCGTCTTTGACGGTGACATTCATCATAAAACTGTAAAAAGTGTAAAAGAGTACAAAAGTTAAAGGGTCCGGATCTCTTTTACTCTTTTACCCCTTGTACTCTTGTACCTCTCCATTCACGCATGTTCCTTGCAGTAAATCTCGCTGAAAATGCCCCGGCTTTGCCAATCTATCGTCGCATCGATGTCGAAAACCCTATCGCCGTAGACAAAGCGATGTTTCGGCGTGACGCCGCGCGCCGCTAGTGATCGAACGGTGATCTTGGTGTCGATGGTCGGTTTGGCCTGCATCATCGTAAACTGCTCATCGCCCCTGATCGGATCGATCGCCGCCCAAATTTTCTTTATGCACTCCCACGACTGCGTCACTTCGCCGACGGTGTTTCTCGTTTCGACCGCCTCCTGCACTTCGATGCGAAATCGCAATCTCCCGGCTCTCATTGCTCATACATGCAAGCGCCTGTTTGCGCCGACCAAGGCGTCATAACCCATCGGAATTGACATCATCGTGATACCGGCAATGGTATCCTCACGGTTCTCATACAAGTGGCCGATATGGAGCAGCAGGGCTTGTTTAAGGTGCATCGGGATGCCGCCGACGATGTTGGACGGCGTCGGTAAAGTCGTGTCAAAGGTCAGATCGGCAGACGTCGCAGTCTGAGTAATCGAAAAGACCTTCCGCGCCAGCGTCTGCAGCGGCGAACCGGCTTGGACCAAGACATCGAGAGTCGCTGAGGCGGGCGCGGCCTGATCGAAGGCGATATGAAAGCCCGCGGTCGTCTTCGCGCTCGGCGTGGCGTTGGTCGCCCAGCTCGGCGTCAAGGTTAAAAAATAGTTGGTGCCGTCGAAGCCTGCATCTGCTGTCGTCGTCGCGTCGCCGTAGCCGCAAACGAATTCTATCTCCACCGCATTCATGACGCAGCGCGCCGCCGGCCAGGTCGTATTAAAAACCGGGCGGATTCTGGTCAGGAAAGACCGGCTATCGACCTGATAGGCCGACGGGTCAAGCGTCTGTTGCACGCCTTCAACGTTATATTTAATCGAGTTGATAAGCTGGACCGGCCGGATCGGGATCTCGATTTCGTTGGAATACGTAAACCGGCTCCACAAAGGAAACCGGTCAAGCGTCATTAACCAAGTCTGGGTGCAAAGCTTGCGGTCGTCGTGCTCTTCAAAGAACGTTCGCGCCGCCGTGATGTAGCTCCGGATCAAGTCCTCGTCTTCTTCGTCTGGGATGCGCAGATGGATTTGCGCATCTTCGACGGTGATCGGCTCGGCGACCGGAGCGGCGATAAGTGAAAGCGAGTATTCGTAGCAGTAACGCTGCACTATCCATCCTTGCCGGGCGGCTCTTTCGGATTAAGGGAAGTTTTCGTCATACCGCCGCGGCGCGTAACTGCCCGCTCCGGTGCGCCACTGTGCGCGGCGGTTTCCAGCGGCTTGCCTTCAGGCTGGTTGGCCGGGACGACCCAGCCCTCTTTTAAATAAACCTCAGCCAAACCGTCCGGCAGGTCGAAGATATCGCCGGGCTCGCACTCTGATTTATTCAAGAGACGGCGCATGTCCTCGTTTCGAACATGCGCCGTCGCCATGACAAACATCGCCGAAAAAACTCCTTCAGCCGCGCGGCGTTTAGCTCGCCTGATTTTGCAAATACTTGATCGGGTGCGTTCCCGCGTCGACCAAATTTCCGTCACTTCGCATGTAAGCGATAAAGCCAACCTGATCAGTCGCGGCATAGAGTTCGTCGAGACGGATCAAGCGCAAGGTCGCGACGTCGCGGATCTTGTACTTGCTGAAATCGCCGAAGGCGACGATCTTCGCGCTATTGGCGATCGCCGAAGGAAACGATTGATTGATGGTGTAGGGATAACCAAGCAACCTATCAGGCACGCCAGCTTGCAGGCCAGGCTGCCATATAAATGCGTTGGTCGTGCTTTCCTTCAGCTTGCGAACCGCGGCGAGAATCGCGTCGTGCATCATGAAGCGCGCGCCTGGCCGGTAGGCTGGGTCGACCGAATGCTCGAGGCCGATTAAGTCGTCGGCGCTGATAGTCGTGTTGTCGGCGGCGGCAAAGGCCGTGCCGGCAACCAAGACGCCTTTCGGAAGAGTCGTGCCCGCTCCGGTGGAGAAGTGAGCGTTTTGACCGCGGGCGATTCGAATACCAAGCATTTCGCCGATGCGCGCGCTGATGTCGAAGGCGCTGTCTTGTAGCAATTCGGT